GCTTTATTCCCCTAAGCGCGTTCCATGATGCGTAAGACTGCAAGGCGTAGGCACAAAGATGCTGCTACTTCTGATGCTGATGATAAATCCTCCACTAAGAATAAAGATAATGTGACTGTGCCTAAGGATAATGACCCTACGAAGAATAAAGTTTCCGTCCCCCCTGCCAAGAATCCTGCGGCTACTGGCGTTCCCTCAACTGATGGCTCATCTCAGGTGGCTGTTGCTGTTAATGTTGAAAAGATTGATCATTCCACTAAGAGCACATCTCCCCCTCCCGAGAATGTGGTTGGTAATAAAGTCGATTTAGTCGCGCCTGTCTCTTCAGAAGCTTCAGCTGCGAACGATAAGTTGCGTCAAGATGGCGTGAAGCATGTTGAATTCACCGCTGCCAGTGATGGTAACACCAATGTTATCGGTCGAACCAAAGCTGTTGATAATGAAGGGGCTATTCAAGTGGTGCCTGCTAAGTCAGCGGCCGTTGCTTCCGCCAAGGCTATGATGGAACAGAAGATCCCCGTGCAAGGTTTGCCTAAGGTAACGCGAAACAATGGATTCCTGTGTACAGTGTGCATGGCTCAGTTCATGAACTCAGAAGCCCTAGCTATACATCAGACCACCCATTCAATAGGCCTCGACTCATCATTGACTAGTTACTCAATTGCCACAGCCGTTGAAGATTTTATTCAGTCCTGGGCTAGCTCCACTTCCACAGCGAATAACAAGACCGTCCTAACCGTGTCAGAGGTTGATGACTTAATGATGACAGAAGGCATCCGTTTAGTCACTTGGGATTCAGGACTGTGCTCCTCTTTTGAACTGCTCCCAATTATCAGTTCCAATGTCATCCAGGATGTTATATCTTACTCCTGGTTCACTGCCTCCTACAACATAGCTACTCCTTTTCCTCAGGCTTCCGTCGTTCGCATTGTACTTCGCACAAACTGGGCGGCTAAACTAGACTCACAGGCTTCATCACGTGAATGCTCAGTCTATCTTGCTCCCCCCACTGAGAATAACATTCGTGCATTTACCACAGTGCTTAACTCTGGGTTAACTCCTGACGGCGCGTTCAACCCAAATACTTTCCGAATGAATGTTCTGACCATGTGTCTGAAATTCGTTTTGTCAAATCTGCACCTTAACCGCAGCACTCCATTCACTATGGACTTAACGTCGGCTGCTCCTAACCTGTCAGCTTCCCAGTTGCGAGTCCTCCCTGGTGAAGATAATGCGAAATGGTTCCCAGTAATGTACCCTTCGCGTGTGCTGGTCCCTCTGTACAATAAGACAGCTGACTTCGTTAATCAGTGCATCCGTGATAGGATCGGTCGATATGACCGTGCACAGATTTTTGCTGGTGCCCCCTCTGAGTGGGCTGACATGTACGAGACCTGTGACTCTTTGACCCTGGCCGTTCGTGAGTTGTGGATGAATCGTGTCATGCAGATGAATATCTCACCCTCCGATATCGCTGACGCCATTTCCCGCTGCTCCAAAATGCTGCTCACTGTGTCCGCTCCCACTGCGCCATCTGTCGCCAGATTACTTCCTTGGAGAGTATCCACTCAGGAAAGGCAATTGCTGCAATGTCTGATGTATCTGAATGTTGGAACGAATGCTGATTTCATCCAACCCATCCTGTCATCCTTCGCTCAGGTCTTGGCACGCGTCTCTCCTCTCAAAATTAACCCAACGATGATCGCTACTGCGATGTCTTCAATAGTCGAGAGCACTACTAACACCCAAAGTCCAGCTGCCGCCATTCTGTCTAAGCTCAAACCTGTGGCCTCTGACTTCTCGGATTTTCGCCTATCGTGTGCAGCTTGGTTATTCAACGGGTGCGTGACTACTTATCTTTCAGAGTCATCTTTTCCTGCTAACGGCGGCTCAATTACCAGTATTGACACTCTGGTTGACATGTTTATCTGTTTGCTAGCTCTGCCTCTAGTTACTGACCCCAACGCTCCATGTCATGCCTTCATGATTGTTGCGAATGCCATGGTCGGGTATGAAAATTTACCCATGGATGATCCGAATTTTTCTCAGCAACGTCTGGCCGCCGCCTTCAACAATCCGTCTACTTGGCCGAACTGCTTCCTGAATCCGGCTAACATTGATCGTCGTCAGTGTCCAGTTCTACGCTGGTGGGCTGAAACGATACATCGCGCATGGCCTAATCCATCCCAAATCCAATATGGTGCGCCTGACATCATTGGTTCCGCCAACATTTTCACTCCTCCAGACGTGCTTCTGCTTCCAATTCAGAACAGGCCGATCCGAATCACTAACCCAACTTGGAGTGTTGATAATGAGATGACAATCTGGCGAGGAGCAGTGATTGATCTGATCGTGCGCATCATCTCCAACGGTCGTTACCAACCTAATTGGAATCAGTCCATTCGGGCTTCAATGATGAATGCTATGACGAATTTCAGAATTATTAAGACATGCACCCCAGCCTATCTTGCCGAACTACTACCTGTTGAATTGGCAGCCATAGCTCCCACTTTGCCTTTTCAGCCTTTCCAAGTCCCTTTTGCCAGACTGAATCGAGATGCTGTGGTCGTTCACGTCAACGTTTCTCGTCAGGCTCCAGATGTTATTGCTCAGCCTGCCTTGAATATGCCTATGACTCAGCAACGCACAGGTGTGCCAATTGCCGTGAGTGCTCGTCCCCTCGCTGTGGCTCTGCTGTCCGGTGAATATCCTTCTGATCCCCCCCTCCAGACTAATGTGTGGTATGTTAACACCCTCACTCCAGTTTATTCTAATGACGGTCTCTTTAACAACATTCAGCATGCCATGGTCGCTTCAGAGGCCTTTTCCACTTTGATTGCACTCCTCGCTCAATGTACTGACATGCAACTTCCCGTTGCTCGTCCATTACAATGGTTACGTCAGATTACTCTGGCTGCTAATGAGGCTACGGTCTTTGGCAAGCTTATTAATGAGCTGTTTCTTAATTGTTTTGATCCCTCTGATAAGACTGTTCTACTGCAACCCTTTCTGGAATCAGATCCTCGTGCCACCCAGCTCGCCCTGTCTTATGTGCGCTATGATACTACCACCGAAGTCTTCATTCCTCAAGTAAGACCTTCTGCACTGGTGGAGGCCACCATGCTAGTTGAGGAGACGTTGAGTCATGAGTACAATCTATTTGGCATCTGTCGAGGTGACGTTATTATTGGTCAGCACATGACCCCCGCCGGTTTCAATCCCCTGGCTCCTCCTCCAACTGTTGTGTTCACTCGTGGCGACCCCGGCGTGCATGAGTTCGGCGAACGTAGCTTCGCTCATTTTGGGCTTAACGGAGATGATGTGACTGTTTTGGACGCACACGGAGTTCGTCGTCCGCTGCTAGGTGACTGGGTCATGCCCGTGCAAGTCATGATGTTGAATATCGGCATATTTCCTCGCTTGATGTTGGACCGTATATTGAAAGGAAAACTGCGCGTCCGCCTCGAGATGGGTGCTTATCCCTATCAGCTTCATTATTATAAAGGGCGTGATTTTACTGATGGATTCACACTCCTCGAACAGTGGATGTCTAAGCTGTCCCCTCTCGGAGTCCCAACTGTTCCTTTTCTCATGCCAGAGTCCGAAAATCATTCCATCAGTTCAGGCATGGCCACTCATTATATATGGGCTACCGAATTCAACGATGGTTCCCTGTTTGCTACTAACACTGATCTACCGGTTACAGTTTTTGGACCAGACAAAGCTGTCCCCATCGAACGCTTCCGACATCTGGTAGATCCAGCTGCTCAACCTACGACTAATCAGCTGCCTTTCACGATCGATTTATACAGCGCCATGAGACGTTATTATCTTGAGACGCCTCCGATAACCGCGACAGTTACTACTTTTGGTAATGGCTTGCCTGCCCTGAATTAGGCGCATCCTGGATAGACGGAGGGAGTTCATCCTAGAACACCCTCGGGAGTACTCATC